GAGGAAGCATGTAAATACTTCTCAACGGTCGGTGACGATAATCAAGGTTTTGACCGAGATATCGCTGCTAAGTGACAAGAGGTTATAGAAAAGAGCGGTTGTGAGATTTCACAGACTAAAACTATAGGTATGATTAATGAAACACAGTGGTTTACGACATGCAGCCTTACGGGTGCAGTGAAAAACGGAAAGGAGTATTATTTATCTCCTACTTCTGTGTCCTTATTAATTAATGCTGTTCAAGATTTCCGTCAAATACCTAACTTCGTTAACGATTTGGTAATTCGAGGCTATTAATTAGAGATTATTAAAACCTTGTTTGAAGACGGTGGTTACTTTCATAAGAAACTGTCCACACGTACAAACAAAGCCGGTATCCCTTACTTACAATTGTTAGCGGAACATTGTCACTGTACCAGTGATGGTACACGTCACATGAATCATATCCTAGATCATATCCCTAATAGGGTAAAAGATCTTGGTTATTCACCAGATGATATAGATAATCTTAAGATTATATATACATTGGTTCGTTCCATAACAGCATTGGAAGGGAAAATGTCACCTATCCACGACCGCCTCAACGGTGAGGTCGATGGAATTGAGAGTGATGATGTTGTAAACTATATCATCATGAATGATCATCGTGAGCTTATACCAGGAAATATCCCAGATAAACTACGAGTACTCGTTGATGAAACGGTTCAAACGGACCAATTAATTGCCGACTTGATGATCGTATATATAGTGAACATCCTAAAAACTCTTGACAGCCTAAAGACATTATCATATGATTCTATGTCTGAACTGTTAAGGCTCATCACTTACTTAGAAGGATTAGATACTGAATTTAAAACATTACTCTCAACCCATGAGGCCAAGAGATATTTTAACAGTTATCCCTTCGTAAACATGCTCCTTAAGGAACATGAGCGATCTTCTAGTGACACAGGCACTAAATTAAGCTTGTCATCTTTGTCTGAAGAGACAACAATAACAATTGCGTTTGGAGAAGGTGTACTAAATGTACAAATCTCTACCACAAACTACAACACTTGATATTTTATTAATAAAAGTCAAGGTGTATTCAAAGACATAAACTTAACAGTTTCTATCTCAGAGAGTGAATAACTTAATGGGATCTTAG